GCAGAAGTTGAGCCTAAAAAAAAGGCCAAAGACTTCCTACCTTTGAGGAGGTTACATTTTTTGCAGCTAGTCAAAAGGTTGTCCAACTCATCGCCACCACCGGCAACCTTTGGAACCACATGGTCAACATGGTTTGCATCTTCAGCACCGCAGTATTGGCACACTCGGTTATCCCTTGCCAAAACTTTAAGCCGTTGCTTCTTAAACTCTGATGTGTTGTTCTTATGTCTTAATGCCATTTGTGCAATCTCCAATGTTCTAAGGCCAGTGTTATGGATCCATACCTATTGTAAGCATACGCAATACACCATTGCACCTGTTGTTTGTAATTAGCTTTGGCCATGTACCCACTGCGGCCTTGACACAACCCATGATGTGAGCCATTGACAGCCTTTATGTTCCAATTGCTTTCCTTTTGCCATAAGACTAAAGCTGATGAGAACTCTAAAGGAGTAAGCAATGAACCTGCATATGACTGAATTGTTTTTATATCTGTTGCACTTGCTTCAGGGCTGCCAAGCAATAGACATAGCCCTGCCAATAGATGCACAACACACCGCCGGGCTATCCCTAACGGGCCCTGCCGTGCGCTATGCATCGTATCCATGATGTCTACTAACAGCGTGAATCTTGGGCGTTTCCCACAGTTATTGACGCCTGTGGATAACTCCTGTGGATAACTAATGAATGAATAACCACATCATTGCAAGGCCAAGAACGCATTGGACAATGACAAGAATGCGAATCAACTTAGCTTTGGTCATGACTGGGCCTCCAATAGACACACCCCCATGTTGCCACATCGGGTGCACTGCAATACTTTCACATGATCCGGGAGGTTATCGGTAATGATGCGCTCGATTTGCTTGGTTATTTTCTTGCATTTACGGCACTCAAATTCAATGCTCATTTGCAATAGACACATAGCCACAGCACGGTTTCCCCATGCTCACGATAGGCAATGCCGCCTTCAAGGAATTGGTACTTACTGCATCCATCGCATAACACCTCACCCGTTGCCTTGGCTGATGTTGACCCATCCTGGTGAATCGTGGTGGCCAAGCCATCCTTAATGTAGGTAATCTCGCCCATTACTTCACCGCAGCAATCTTGGGAACCCACTTGCCTTCACTGTTAAGGGCAAACCAAATCGGCTCACATTGCTCCTTAACTACATAGTTTGTGCAGCGCATTCCATAGTAAGCACGGCCATTCTTCTCACCTTCAAGCACCGTTCTATCACCATGCTTGCAATGCCAAGCATCGAAGGCTTCAGCCGGTGTTGGCGGTGTTGCCCACGGATCATGTTGTTCTTGCTGGGTTTCTTTTATTTTTGTGACCGTTGCCTTGGGTGTTTCTTGGCGTGCCTTAATTTCATCAGCACTAGCAATTTTCTTTGAAGCTAATCCAACTGCAATGGCACATCGGCCCCAGGCACTTGTCTCAGCATTCATCAGCTCACTGCCCTTTGTGTATGGGGTGCGCCCTGGTACTTCTTCCCAGGCACATGCAATGGCAGGGCATGGATCAAACGGGTCACGATAGAACGCGGCAGTGTATGCAATGTAAGTCAGCCCACCAATCTCAACAACCTTGAAAGGCTCATTTGGGTTTGCTGGTCTGAACACGCCTTCGGGAAATATCTCTTTTATTTTGCGCATTCTTTCTGCCACATCCACATAATCATCCATGTTGAAACTCATAACATCATCCCTTCATCCACTGCACGCCAAATGGTGCATTCATTGCCGTTTTGGTTTTTTCTAGTAAGCCCTGAATCAATGATGAATCCCTGTGTCTCCAATGACTTACGCAAGGGCCTGACTGAATTGCCCGGAATGGACAAAGTGGCCTCAATTTCATAATCGGTTACTCCACGCAATCCAGCCCGAACCAGCAGCTCATAAATCCTCAGGCGCAATGATCCGGTTTCAGGATACTTGCGCATTGCTGCATCTACTGATGTGCGCTTAGCGTTGCGTGCAATGATTACCGCGTTATCGCTGACTGTTGGCGGCTTCACGCTTGCCCACGGCCTTTCCCAAGTCAAACCCGGCGCGATGGCCTTCATCTAAACCAATCTCCTTGCCAAGCAAGAATCCGGCAATCATTGGCAATCCAAGAACAATCACGGAACCAATGAAAACACCTGCATCTGACAATGTTGAAAGAAAATCAATCATTTTGAACCCTCGCTTTCCATTCTCCAAAAGGTTTGAATTGTCTTATCCATATCAAAACGATAATGACCGCCAAGGGGCTTATATGCCTCAATCTTGCGCTCGCGTACCAAGCGGCGCAATGTGCTAGGTGTGATTTCCAAGATGTATGCCATCTCGGTTGTGCTCAAATACTCAGGTTCCAGGATGCTCATATTGTTTCCCATGATCCCGCGTAATCAGTCAGAATGACAACCTCGCCCGTTCCAATATCAAACGCAGCTTCATGAGGTTCAGCGATAGATTTCAGGAATGCTGAAGCTAGGATGTAATCAGAATATGTGTCAACCCAATGGGCATAACCCCAGGCAAATGAAATTTCAGTGTCATGAATGACCGGCTCAAAACGCATAACCTTTTTTTCCCAATCCTTGCCCCATTGCATTGAGGTTGTGGTTAGGTGCTCAAAATCATTCTTGGTTAGCTCTAAAGTTATTTTCATGACTGGCCCAATTTTTTAAACTGAGCATCAATCTCTTTGATTGTGTATTGCTCGCATGTATCGCACATGCAGTCAGCCGCAGCTTGAAACGCCTTGGATTGTTTGCTTAACTGGTCACTAATTTCTATGTATAGATCTGCCATTCTTGACATGTGAGGCCCTTCGTCTATATCGCCTTGTTGCGATAAACCAAATATAGACGATATGCACGAAATGCACAACATCAACACCGTTCGGCGTGTCTAACGCTCCAAAAGGATGGTGTAGATATGGTCTAGGCGTGCTTCCAGCCTGTTGACTTGCTCTTTTAGGCTATGACCGTTGGCCTTGGGCCCTATCTCGGCCATGATTGAACGCACAATGAACCGGACTGCCGCATAAAGCCCGGACAGGATGGCCATCACGCCTACGATAACGGCCACCCATGCCTGGACCTCCATCTTACTTCTTGCCTAGTGTTATTGCTGAATCCTTTGGGTCAACCGCACGCAAGATAGGGGCGATAAAGCCGGCTAACAAAGCGTTAACTAGAACCTTTGGGTCAGTGATACCGGATAAATATAAAGCTGCTACTGAAGCGAGTGAAGCTCTGAGATACGACAAGGCCGCCGCTTTGAGTTGTGAGTTCATTTGTTTTCTCCTTGTATTTTCTTAATTAATGCCTCCACCTTGGCTGCACTAATAGCGATTTCAAAATGCATTTCATCCTTGCGACTGCGATAATCACCGCCCCAAATGCATCCCCATTTTTTTGCCAAGGCCCTTATCATTGGTACTTTTTCTAAAGGAAATGTGCCCACTGCACCCAAAGGATGCTTTGAGGCATTTAGATCTAAAGCCGTTCCGGAGGAGTGATTGCTTAACTTGGCAGTTTGGCCACGGATTGGCCGGTAACAATATCCCCAATCGTCAAGTGAACCCACATCAAGCGGCTCAATCAGCTCATGGAATTCAGCAGCTAATCCAATCAGCAAGGGTGCGACCGCTTCGGCACAACGCAGCTTGATTGCCGTGCCTGGTACTGGATAGGACTTAATCCCTAACTCAGCCTGATCCTTGGAAGCGGGCCAACCGTTTGCGCTAGTCTCCATGGCTTGAAATTATCTTAGTCAAGTGTTCCACTATTTGCCCAGTTTTAATCCAGCAGGAATAGGCTTTGAGTATTCCCACTTTTCAATGTATGCACCTTGTCCATCTGAATCATCACGCAAGCGAATTGACCCGTTAATCAGAAACTCCTCTGGCTTATCTACTAACTCTGGGAGTGCTGCAATTAAATTATCGTAAAGTGACATTTGTTATGCTCCTAAGTATCCGCAAGAAAATGAAGTTGCACCAGCACCAACAGCGTTAGTTTGTATATTTAATGCTCCACCTGAGTTTTGGAATACATAAATCTCAAAATAATCGCCAACCGCGCCATAAAGAATTGTGGACATAGCAAAACCTTGTGAATTAGTTGCCTGACCGCTCATACTCAAATAGTTAGCACGAACGCCATTTTTGTATATATTAAAATCTCTAATGCCTGTTCCATTACCTGCCCACAAAATGTTTGCATTTATCTGATAATAACCTGCTTTGCCCGTTGGTATTGTCAATCGACTTGTATTTGTGGAAGTATCGTGAAAAGCATCAGTATCATAAGTTTCAGTGTTAAAAGTTAAAGCAGTGTCAGTACTATTAGCAATTGAAATGTTTGTTGTGTTTGTAACTCTACATCCTGCAAAAGTAGAAGAAGGTGTAGCCCATTTCAAGCCTGTTGAGGCGGTACTATCCGCCACAAGTGTTTGCCCGTTTGTGCCTACTGCAAGGCGGGCTGGTGTGTTGTCTGCGGTTGCGCTGATTAAGTCGCCCTTAGCATCAACAATGCTATTTTGGATCGCGTTTGGATCATCAAGGGAAACCCAAGCCGCGCCCGTGTAAACCTCAACAACATCGGTGTCTTTTAAATATGACACCAAGCCTTCAGCCAATACGCCGGACAAAGCCGTTGTTCGTGCTGCTGAATTGGCAAAAACCATTACCGTTTGTAACATCAAATAATCATTGACTTGGGCAGCCGTTAGCACATCCCCAGTCACAAATAACTTATAGCCCGAAGCTGCCATTTATCTCATCCCCTTAGTAACTCAAAACGCCCTGGTCAAGTATGCCCCATAGCGTGCTATCTAGAATGAACCCATCAATTATGGGTTCAAGTGTCGTCATACGCACACGCCAAGAATTTGGCGTGATTTCCATAGATTTGCCAAAGACTTGGAGGGTCTTTGTCAATGTTGTTGATCCCGGTTGATTGGTCGTAATTGTAACCGGGTCAAAATAATCAAGGTCAAGGGCTGCAATTATGCCTGCATCATAATTGGCCGTGTATAGATCCAATTGGATTTCATCACATCTCACGCTTGTCTCAGCTCTCGAAGCAACATATGCGCGGGCGTAGTTTAGAGCCGTGGTTGTGTCTTGCATAAGAAGGTTTTGCTGGTTATATGAATGCAAGAAGTATTTGGCAATGCTTGCTGCATCTGATGCGTTTTGAGTAGCCAAGCCGGTGGCAGTAATGTTTGCCTCATTGTAAACAAGGGTGTCATTTGTTACCCATACCGCATTGAAATAATCAATTTCCGTTCCATTGTCATTGAACACAACGGGCGTTGCTGCAACGCTTGAGGCCGTCAAGTTACGGTCTTGGAAAACAAATGAACCGGAGGCATCCACATAAAATGCGCCATATTCTGTGGTTTCAATTGTCTGACAAGCTTGAAGCGCGGTGCGGGCCGTGCCGGGATCTGCCTGAACAGTGGTCAACCCTGGATCAACATCCCTCATGGTCAATGGCCAGTTAATTTGGTCAAGGATGTTGTTAATTCTTGCGCCCGTTAGTTGTCCGGCACTTGTTCCTGCCACCGTTGAAATCTGAGCATTCTGAGCTAATCGGAAGGCATCAACGGCCTGGATTGTAGTGTAAACGACATCACCCACACTTGATTGAGGCGTTGATGTTGAATATGAGGTAATGAAACCACTAAAAATTGGATAAGTCACTGCCCCGTAAGTTGCGGTGATTTGCACCTTTCTCATTGGGGTCAAAAGGTTGTAGTAAGGCCCGGCGGAATTCATCGGGTTAAAATCTCCGTTTTGGTCAACAATGCGCAAGGAAAGTGTGCCAGTCTGGAATTGGTCAGCCTGAGCATTACGACCACGCTTTGTATTAATGGAATCCACGACATTTGAAACATCAACAATGACTGAAGCTGCATCGGCCAAAATGTTTGTGCCCAAAATGCCTTGATCTAAAATCATTGCCTGAGCAAAACTTGGGCCCGTGCTGAAGTTGATAAACGCGTTAATTGTTGGAATCGTCATGCCGGCAATGCCCCTGCGTAAGTTGTCAGATTGCCACGCCGTGCAATTTCATTGAGTGCCATTTGAACTGCATCAACAATCGTGTTTTCATCAGCCATAGATGGGCCAGTGTTGACCGTTACTGAAATGGCCGCTTTTTGGTCAACATTTCGGTCAAGTGCTTGCGTTGGGTTGTAATCAATACCCTTGACAAATGTAGGAGTCCCGTCAGGCTGCATTGGAATGTTTGTTGGAACATTGGCCAAAATGTTTTGGTCATAATTCCTATCCATGTTTTGAGTTGGGTTGAATGTGACTCCAGGGATACCCGTTCCGTATTTTAGAAGGGCAATGGAAGCTAACCCGGCTGAATCTGCAAGGTACTTCAAGGCATTAGCAGCCTCTAATTCTTGTTTAAGCTTGTCGGCTTGAGCCTTAACCAAGGCATCATTGGCAGCCTGGGCAGTCTTACCAGTCTCATCAAGAATGGCAATTTGAGCACGAATGCGTGCCTTTGTCTCCTCATCAGTAGCTTGATTCAATGCTGCATTAAGGCCAATGCGCTCCAAGTCAAACTTCTTCTTGAGCTCGTCTAAGGCAGCCTGATCCTTCTTCATTTGAGCTTCTTCTCGCGTAGCCTTGTTCTTGGCTGCAAGTGTTGCTAATTCTTCTTTTTTCTGTTGTGCCAATTTTTTGTTGTATGCAACGGCAGCAGCACGC